TTTGCCGATATTGCGCCGGGTGTCCTCGCCCTCGATCACGATGTCGGGGTAGATCACTTGCAGGGTCGTGTAATCGCCGGGGCGATGCGCGTCCTTGATCCACAGTTCGCAATGCCGCACGGTTGGAGAGATGCGGCGGTTCGGCCGCCAGGGCGTCGGCACCGGGAAAACGTTGACGATACCGGCGGCGCGCGGCTCGGCACTCTCGGCCGGATTGCCCATCGGTTGTAGCCCGCCGACCACCATTTGATGGAAGTAACTGTTGTGGTCCTCGTCCTTCTCTGTTTTTCGGGCCTCGCCTATTCGCTCAAAAATTTCCCCGCGCTTAGGATGGTCCTTGAGCATGGTGCGCAGGCGCGACATCGTTGGATAGGTGACGTGGCAAAATGCTTCCTGTTCCTCCAGCGCCAGGATCGTTTCGCCCAACACGCCAAAATTCTGCGGATGAACCGGAGCAAGCCGGAACGTTTCGCCTTCCGGTACGTGTTTGAGCAAATAACAGCCGTTGACCAATGCCCAAACAACACACTCGGCAAATGAAATGTCGCTGTCTGACTGCCTGTAGTCGGCCGATAGTTTTTCTGAAACTAATCTGGCTCGCTCTAAGACACTATCACTTTCTGATGTGTCGTAAATTACATTGAAGCGGACATCAGTCGGCTGCATCAAAAAGCCAGCCAACTTATCGACGAAGCCTTTTGTTTTGTTGTAGATCGCCGCCTGATTGGTGTAGGTGCCGCTGTAGTAATACGACTGCGCGCGAGTGTAAACCATGCCGCGCTCTTGCGCGCTGGCCATGCATTCGTCGATTACTTCCTTGACCCATTCTTCCAGGTCAAGCTTGTTGGTGGGGATGCGCAGCACGCCACTCAACCTCTTGATAGATATTATTGAGCGCGTGGACCACGTTCGGCGGACTGCCGTGCATGAACTCCCACAACGCTTTTTCCAGTGCGATCAGTTGTTGCATCGTTGCTTTGGATAAACTGACACGATTGATGTTGAGCAGTTCGCCTTCAACAATAATCGGCATCAGTACACCCGCATTGCGCGGCGCTTGGAGATTTCGATAAGATCGGGTTCCGCGCCGGATTTGAGATTGGCTTGGAGAATGTCGAGGCCGCTTCCATGTTTAAGCCGGGACTGCCTACCGCTACTGATAGCCCCTTCCAACGCTTCACGCGCAATTCCCCATGTCGCTTGGTTCGACGCCGGATTTTTGTATCCGACTTTTGGCGTCGATTGTTCCCGGTGATCCCGCTGAATGTCACTGACATGATAGTCGTTGCGGAGAATGTCCTCGGTGACTTTCTCGGCTTGTGAGCGCACCGAACCGCCGATGTTCATTTTGAAATTCTGGTCCATCGGATTTTTAGTGCAGACCGGGCATTCCGGCGCGGGTTCTTCCCATTGATCGCCGTTGAGCGTCACCGTCATCTGGTGCGCGCAGTCGGGACACATGTAGCTGCGGACGATGGGCATTACGGGGCCACGATTAGATATGCAGTGCCAGCCACACCGGCTGGGGTAGTGCCGGTAGAAGTAACGACAGTCGGTGTGCCGGTCGGTGGAACGATCAGCCAATTACCGGCTGGGGACAACGCGGTGGTAGCGGTTACAGTTATGCCGCTTGCCGTCGCCCCGCATAGATGCAGCACACCGGCTGGGCCGCGTTGCCAGCAAACTTTATTTGCGTCGAGGCCGACATCGGTTGTATTGAGCGGGCCGGTAGGCGTTGCGTTGGCAAAAGCCGCGCCGCTATAGATTGTAAGAATGAGAGCGATTATCCGGGTCATTGTGTTTCCTCCTTCGGATGACGGCATTTCCATTCGATACAGCCGCCATGCGGACCGTGGAATTTGCAATAGCATCGGCCTTTAGCACCGGGAGGCGGCGGGCGACCGGCGTAGTAGGCGGGAGTTTTAGCGGCGGCGCTATTCGTCCACAGCGCGGACACCAGGAGTAGAGCGACGAAGCCACATGGCCGCAGTAATCGCATATCCATTGGAACATCTCTCAAAATGCCTCCGGTCGCCGCCGTGCCTTCCGATTGATTTCGGCGATTTTCTGACTAAACGCGAACGACAGTAACGTACCCATGTTTTGCGGCGGTCTTTCGCCTTTTACACTATCCCAAGTAAGTCCGCGAGCCACCAGCATAGGCCGACGCCACTCAACCCAAGCATGATGGGCCAGGACCAAAGCAGAAACGAGGTCATCATTTTCCCCTGTGTCTGGACCGGCCCCGATCCAACCTTCATCTTCGATGATCGACTGCATTTGTTGGATCAACCGGGGCGATCTGATCTCCAACCGCCGCAACATCAGGCTATCGCGCAATTCCGAATAGGTTTGACTTTTGTTGTCGGCGTTGGCTTTCCACGCGATAACGTTGCCAGCACCGCCCAGCGTGTCGGGCCGTTTGTAAAGAAACCAGCGGATTGCGCCGATGTAATCGAGGATTTTTTCGGAACCGGCTTCGCCGCCGATGATGCCTCGTTCGGCTAATTGTCGTAGATTGCGGACTTCAGGGATTACGGCTGCACCGACACCGGTAACTTCAAGGTTTGCTAGATGGTCACGATAACTCCCAGCCAAGTGCGCAAGCACCCATGCAAGCTGATACGTCAACGGTTTGTTGGATTGGAATTCGGCGACCTGCACGATTTTATCGGCATAACAACGAAGAACTTCGATGGCGTGGTCGTCGCTCTCGCCACCGCCACCACCACTTGGGTCAATGCCGATTACATAGATGCCCTGTTCTTCGGGTGGTTCCCAAACTTTCAACATGGCTTCGTCCCGGTCGTGTACTTGCTCGATCCGGCTAGCCAAAAACCGTTCGTCGAAGACGTATTTATACCCCTTGTACAAGGCGGGTGTTGCGAGTTGCTCTGCAATCTCCAAAGTACGACCTGCTGGAAAGAAGCCGCTACCAGAGGCGATGAAACACTGCCTTTCGTGCCATGGGTAATGGCGGGCCATGTATTCCTCAGCCCTAAATTCGGCCTCACGCCGCCACCAAGCAATTTGCTCAGGCTTAACGGTGACACCATAATTTTGCTTGACGTATCGAGCGTTGGCTAATTCTTCGTCGTTGAGTTTGTTGTCCCAATAAATTTGATAATCGGGATCGTCTTTCGGAATTGAGTATGTTGGGTTGGACCAGAAACCGACGAAGATCGCGCGCATGTGACGATCTTGCTTGGCTTGTTGCCAGTGATTGTAAAACCAATTAAATCCATTCGAAATACTTTCCCAAACATAAAGTCGGTGCGGATTTTGCCGCGCCAACGAAGCTTTCAAACTTTCAACACCGGCTAGCGATTTCCACTGCGCGCATTCCGTAGCGTGAACCATATTAAGTGCGCGGCTCGCACCAAGATCAGGATTGGAACCAGCAGCAAGAAGATCAATAACGCTGCGGTTAGCAAAAGCCATGCCGGTACGGTTGTTCTGAATGAGTTTGTGTTCTGCTGATCGCCATTCCGGCGGAAGCGTTTCGAGCAACGACGCAAAAATTCTACGCAATCGTTCCAGATTGTCAGTTCGATCAGCGATAATCGCGCCCTGTACCCCTGGATTTGCCAAAGCCCAAAATAATTCGATGACCGAACAGACTGTCGTGATGGCGACCTGTCGGCATTTGAGGACGACGAATTCGTGGACACCTTCGTTCAATCCTTTGGCGATTGCATCAACGACAAGCCGCTGTGAGGGCCATGGTTCGACCCTACAGCGGCCTTCTTCTTTAGTGTCGATCTCCACACTCGTTAGGAGATCGTAAATTCCTTGACGTATCGTCGGCATTATTGAACGGGCGGCTTACCAAAGCTTGTGCCGTCGCGGATGAACCAGCGACCGGAACGGTACGATTGCACAGATGCCGGGATGCTGCTAGCCGCTCTTGGCCGCACCGGGACAACGGGCACCATACTTTGATAAATCAACTGCTGTTGCGCGCGTTGTTTTGCCGTCAATACCGTGGGCTTGCGTTTCCGTTTAGCCATGATTAGTCTCCTGTCGTCCTAGCACGTTTTGGGTTGCCATGCCGCCGGTCGTTAACTCTCCTTTTCGACCGGCGGTTCTTTTGCGCGTTTGCAACATCTTAGCGTGTTTAATGGCCTCCCACTTGCTATCGAACACCGCGATAAAGAAGCCATCAGCACGAAGC